GAAAGAAGCTAAAACCAAACTTTCCACGGTTTCTTCCCATAAGCGCAAGTGGAATGAGAAGAACCCCAAGAAGTATGACGCTTACCGGGTGGGCAACTGCATTTACATTGTCCGCCTGACTGGAAAGAAAGGATGATAAAGATGTTGCAAATCGGAATGACCGTGAAGGTGCTTCCTGATGCGGAGTACGGCGGCAAATATACCGGGTGTGTTGGTGTAGTGAAGAACTACTATTCCAGCAAGAAAAAGGCCGGTGTGGAGTTGGAAAAGGTTCAGAATGACGCAAGTTCCAAGGGCCTGTTTTGGTTTTCGGAAGATAAGCTGGCACCGGCCAATGATTTCTTGGGAAGCGTTTCAAAAATAATGAATG